CGACGCTTATCTAAAATTCACTAACATTGAATGGATTGAGACGAGTGTAGTCGATATTCCCGCTTCTCCTAACGCTCTATTCAATGTGAGCAAATCCGTCGTAGAATACAATGGAGAGAAGCACATTATCGCTGTCGAGGAGCGTGAAGGTTCGTATGTCATTGAATTCGGAAAATCCGAAGACACTCCTGACATACCGTCCTCTCCCGAAGACGGAACAGAGATGCAAAATGATGTGGACGACATGATTGAAATGCTTGATACAATCGCTGGATTGGAGGCAAAATTGGCTGACCTCGAAAGCCGCTTGCCTGAACCTATCGGTGGCGATACCGTTAAGACCCATGAAGACAGCCAACCGACTATGACCGAAGCAGAACTCGCCGAAGAAGTCGAAGAGGTTGTCGAAGAGACACCTACTGAATTATCCGCTCCTGATGAGACATTCACTATTAAGTCCGAAGACCACATTAAGTCCGAAGAAGCCGAAGAAGAAGTCCTCGAAGAAGCAACCGAAGAAGAAGCCGAAGAACTCGTCGAAGAAGAAGTCGTCGAAGAAGAAGCAACCGAAGAGGTCGTCGAAGAAGTCCTTGAAGAAGAATTAGTCGAAGAGGTTGCCGAAGCAACCGAAGAAGAATCAGCAGAGGTCGCTGTCGAGACTAAAGAAGAGTCAGACGATGTTGAAGGCGCAGTCCTAAGCGAGGTTGTTATCGCACTCTCCGCTGTCGAGACGGGGCTATCAAATCTAATCGCTCGATTGGATGAAACAGAATCATTGAAGACACTTCTCGCTGAGAAGGATGCTGAAATCGCTACACTCTCAGAGACAATTGATGCAAATGCAAAGCAGGCTGAATTTGACGCCGCTGTTGATGCTAAGGTCGCTGAAAAAATGGCCGAGCAAGGTGTTGCACCTGCAACCGCTTCGCCTAAATCACTATCCCCCGCTAAACCAAGCGGTGACATTCTAACAGATGTCACTTCACACGACAAGGGTGCAAACCCGCAAGTCAGCAAAGGCATGGCCCACTTAGGAGCATGGCTTGAAGGACGACTCGGAGGTCGCCGCACGGAATGAAGCGGGGTATTTTGACCGATACGGTTAATACCCACCAAGACAGGAGAGATAAAACATGAGCCAAGAAGTAGACTTCACAGAACTGACACAAAGAGTCAAGGATGCACTTGCAGGTGCGGCTAACGCCACAGGTGCAACAATGCTTCCGACAGAGACCGCCGACGAAATCATTGGGATTGTATATGAGAGGAACTTCATGCGTTCTCTTTTCCCTGCTATGCCAATGTCCCGTCGAAAGATGAACATTCCAAAATTAGCGGGTTCTGTGGACTTCCACCAACAAACGCTCGGTATGACCGAAGCAGGCACAGCGTCAGGCGAGTCCCGTCACCTAACTTCTGAAATCACTCTTGAACTCAAGACAATGATTGCTAACATTCCAATCGGAAACTACCTTGTAGCATACGGTGTTGAAGGTCTAATGGCCGTCCTTCGTGACGACATTGCTTCTCGTCTTGCTTTCAATGAATCAAGTCTTCTCCTAAACGGGGATGAGAACACCGACAGCGACACCAATGTTGCTAACATCAACGGAGCATACAGCCTTGCTAACAACCCTCTCGGTGTGTCAGGCACGGTCAATGACTACAAATTACTCTTTAATGGACTACGAAAGTCTGCTACTGCAACATCTGTCAATGCGGCAGGTGCTCTTTCACTTGCTTCAATCAGAACTGCAATCGCTTCTCTCGGCATCTATGCTGACAACCGTGACGACCTTGCTCTGATTGTCCCTCGTGCTGTTGAAGTCGAACTACTCGGCATCACAGAACTTCAAACCGTCGATAAATACGGCCCAACCGCTACTATCCTCAACGGTGAAATCGGCAAAATCTACGGTGTCCGTGTCTTCGGAACAGGTGCTTTGCCAACCAACCTTGACGCAAACGGTGTAGTCCCTGCGGCTCACAACGGCGACAAAGGATTGGCTGTCTTGACCCACATTCGTTCCCCTCTAATCGGCAACCCAACAGTCGCCGACCGAAGATTCAGCATTGGATTCCACGACGAACCAACCAAAGACCGATTCGTGCTTATCCCTAAGCAAGACATTGCATTCGGTGTTCGATACCCCGAAGCAATCGTGCTAATCCGCAACATCACCGTCTGAGACTGACTGCATCGGTTGAAGGCTTCTCCCGACGCTCTTTGACCGAGCGTCCACAGGAGAAGTGAATACCATGACAGCGATAGACTACTGCACCCTTGCCGAAGTCGAAGCCTACTCAGGTGTGAATTTTAGCGACGGCATCGGCCCAACCGATGCTGAAATCGCTACGATGATAACCAATGCTTCACGCTTGGTTGATACCTACGCAGGCCGACAGATAGCGGGGACTGAAAATCAAATACAATTCTTTGACTCAACGGCTCGTCTCAAACACCTCGTCTTAGGCAATCGACCCATCGTCTCTGTGACCTCAGTCGAAGAAGTCAAATCGAACGGAACTCTAACTGCATTGACCGAAGGTCGCAATCGTGACGGCGTTGATGAATGGTGGCTCGATGACGCCGAATCAGGCATCATACGGTTCCATAGCGCAATCGGAATAGATGCTCTACAATACTTCAAGGTCACTTATGTTTCAGGCCGCACAGACCCCCCTATGACCGCTAAAATGGCTACAATCATGCTCGTGGTTCGACAGGCCGCTCGTGCGGCAATGAATGATGAGAACTGCGAAGACAGAATCAAGGAATTTTGGAGGCGTCTTTTGGACTCCTCTGAGAAGGAATATCGTGAGATGCTCGACCGTGTCAAGCGAGATGCTCTCGTCGGGGTCTCTGTCTTTGGCAACGGTGGTGCTTGAAAGTGACATTGAGCGGAGGGCAACCCCCGAATATCGACCCTCACACCTTGCTGAAAGGACTTATCGAGGACAATACCCCTGCCATAGGAGATTATACCGTTGTCGTCAATACAGGATGGATTGAGGCAAAGAAACAGAAGACCTACCAAATCGCTATAACGCAAGAATATGGTGAAATTGGGACGGCACATTTGGATGACGGGACTGATGCAATCGCCCGCATCGTCTCTCAATTTTTCATAATCACACTCTTTCACCAAACACGGACAGGGGTGTGGACGCTATACAGACAGATAACGAAGGTTCTCAATGACCGAAGCCTAACAACAAACGGCGTCAATGGCAACACCGATTATCGGTGGGTTCGATTAGCACGGTCAGACGAAGCAAAGGCGTTCAATAGCGTAGATGTGTCGAGAGGATTCGATAAGAATGCGGGAG